GCCGGACGAGTTGAAGAGGAAGTGGGACAACAAGGACAAGAACTTGAAGGAGTACTCCAACGGGGCCGAGTCCTTCAAGCAGGAGGCCTACAACAACAACTACGTGGTGGAGCTGATGTCCGGGATGGGCCAGGGGATGTTCCACTACTTGTCGAGCTTGTACCACTGCGTCATGGACGACTTGTCCGAGGAGGTCACGAAGGACGTCCTGGCCAAGGCGTTCAAGACCTCCCTCTACCAGAAGGTGTTGAAGTCGTCCGACGACTCCACGACCATCGGGATGTTGATGTTCGGGAAGAACTTGAACTTCACGGACGACGTGTTGAAGAACTACTTGTTCTTGTACGACTCCATGCACAGGTTGTCGAACATCCACACGAACTGGAAGAAGTCGGGGATGAACTTCATCATCTCGGAGTTCAACTCGCTGTTCTCCATCGGGAAGAGGATGGTGTGGGCCACGATAAAGGACATCTACACGGCCAACTCGATCCCCGACCTGACCTCCCCCGAGGAGGCCGTCATCTTCATGAACTCCAACTTGAGGAGGGCGTTCGAGCACGGGGTGTACTTGACCACGATCAACACCATGATGAAGTTGTGCAGGGGCCAGTTGAAGAGGTACTACAGGTTCTCCAAGGAGGACATCTCCTCGTTGACGATGAAGTTCAAGTGCAACGAGAACATGTTGCCCTACCAGTTGGGCTTCTACCCGATGGAGATGCCCATCGAGAACATGCTGTTCGGGGTCGAGGTGAACATGTTCAACGTGAACAACTCCGAGGAGCTGAACAAGTTCTACAACAACCTGTACACCGCGGAGAAGTCCACCCCCGTGTCCTTGTCGAAGAACGTGGTGCCGTTCTCCGAGGAGGCGGTGGGGAAGTTCTGGTACGAGTTGCCCTCGAGGTTGGACAAGAGGCTGATCGACTTGAAGAACACCTTCTTCAAGGACATGCTGATGATGGACTCCGAGTCCATCAACAAGTCGATGGAGAGGAACGCCCTGAACTTCAACTTGAGCATCGGGGACATGAAGAACTACAACCAGTACACGATGGAGTACTTCGTGGGGATGAACAGGAAGTACGAGTTCCAGGAGACCATGGTGGTCCACTCCTTGGTGAGGGCCTTGCAGTTGTCCACCTCCAAGGGGAACATGTACCCGAAGCAGTTCCTGGAGAGGTTCGACATGGAGGAGATGAACAAGTTGAAGGTCAAGTTCGAGGACCCCGAGTTGACGAAGGAGGAGAGGGACAACGTGGTGTTGGAGTACAGGGAGAAGGAGAAGGAGCTGGAGAACCACAAGTGCGACATCCACGAGTTCACGGACTTCATCATGAACAGGTCCTCGACCAGGAAGTCCTCCTTGTCGTTCTACAAGCAGTTGGAGAGGGTGGCCAAGAACCACAAGTTCGTCCTCGACTCGATCCAGGACATGAACAAGGTGACCAAGTTCTACCACCCCTCCATGAAGACCCTCAGGTTCTACGCCACCGACATGCTCTTGAACTTGAGCTCCGAGGAGATCATCAACTACTTGTTCGACAACAAGAAGGAGTTGTCGAACTCCATGGAGATGGCGGTGGACGAGTTGTGCCAGATGTCCGACCAGGAGAACAAGTCCAGCATCTACGAGAACCCCTTCCAGTTCGTCAAGAACTTCATGAAGAAGTCGGACAGGCCCTTCAAGGACTTCAAGGACTTCCTGAAGTTCAACCAGAGGAGCATGAAGTTCTTGAAGGTCACCATGTTGTCCGACACCTTCGACGCGGGGAGCATGGAGGAGAACATCTTGAACTTGTACAAGACGAGGTTCAGCCCGAGGTACACGTTCGAGAAGAAGTCCGAGGGGTGGAACCAGGACTTGGACTCGTTGAACTTCTTGTCGTGCGTGTCCTTGAACCACGAGATCAAGACCTCCATGGACGAGGACATGATGAAGGACATCTCCAACTCGGACAGCAAGTTGATGAGGGCGATGAAGATGCACATGTACTCCAAGGGGGAGGACAAGTTGTCGTTGGACATGAAGTACAACAGGGTGGAGTTCAGGGAGTACCAGGACAAGTCCAGGAACAAGGTGATGAGCTGGACCAACCTGAACTTGTTGGTCATCGCGAAGATCAGGAACAAGTACGTCGACGTGTACACCTACTCGACCAACTTGATGGAGAGGTCGTCGGAGAACAACAGGTTGATGAACCTCTACAACAAGGACATGCAGAAGTACGAGGAGTCCGGGTACACGATCAAGATGATGAACAAGTTCAAGTGGAGCGAGCACTACAAGATGTTCTACAACGAGTCCAGCATCTACTTCAAGACCGAGGTGAAGAAGAGGCCCACCAAGTGGCAGTTGATGTTGACGGTGTCCGCCTCGAGGTTCATGAAGTTCAGGGGGAACGACTCCACCACCGCGACCTTCCAGATCTTGACGGACAACTACACGGTGGACAACAGGACCTTCTTGAACATGTACGTGGAGGACTCGATGGGGGACCCGATGATGGTGCAGGACTTGATCGAGGACGTCCCCGACTTGGAGACCTTGGACAACATCTTGATGAGGAACTCGTGGATCACGGAGCTCAACCTCAAGGAGGTGGAGGGGATCTCCTCGCAGTCCGTCGCGGACGACAAGAGGTTCATCCAGGACATCAACGAGTCCTTCGGCATGGAGAGCATGAAGACGACCCTCATGTCCTTGTTGCCCATGGGGGTCGTCGAGAAGGAGGAGGACGAGGACGAGGAGGACTCCGACGTGGACTCCGCCCACAACCTCGTGGCCAACCTCAACACGGCCAAGAACGCGTTGGAGTCCTTCTTGGACTCCTTGAGGAACGAGGACGACGACTCGATGGACTCGAACTCGAGCGAGATCCAGATGAGGGAGAAGGCCTCCATCATCAAGATGACCGACAGGATGATCACGGACTCGATGCTCAACACCTTGGAGTTGGACAGGAAGAAGATGGGGTCCTACTGGACCGTGGTGAAGAACTCCAAGAACTCGACCAAGCAGTTCCACAACATGGTCTTGTGGCAGGTGAGGAACGCGTTCGACTTCAACATCTCGAACACCTTGTCCTTGATCTTGTACAACTCGATCATCAAGAACTACATGACGACCGTGATGATCAAGCCCATCTCGGACTTGAAGTGGCTCAACATCAGCTTGAGGAAGAACGTCAAGGAGGACTCGATCTTCATCCACCGGAAGAAGGACATGAGGGTGTACACGGAGGTGCTGGACTTGTTCGACTAGACGTTGGCGTGGACCTGGGGCGAGTTGGAGTAATTAGTAGC